CGGGAAAGAATGGAGAGGGAGAAGATCAAGGAACTTATGCTATATCGTACCCTGTTGAACAGGGAAAACTATGGTGATTCATTCACAATTGAACCTGATTACGACTCCCTCCCTTGGCAACCTGGTCCAGGGGAGACGGACATTTGGTAATAGAAAACCGCGCCCGTTGTTCCATGATTACCAAGGTGGAGATGGGCGGGAAGGAATGTACGCTCCGATGCTGTGCTCCTCCAAACTTCTACGTGGAAGAGAATCATCCGGGAGAAGGACCCCTTGTTTATTACTTGTGCAACGCACACAGAAAAACGATACTGCCCTTCTGCGATCTGAACTCACAAGTAAAGATAACTCCAATTTTACCCGGTTGGTAATCTGATTCTCTTTTTTGAAAGGAGCGTTTATGACAAACGCAAGCAAGGAAGTTACCAAGGAAGTTACCCAGGAAAGCACCGCACCCAAGACACAGAAGAAAGTAAAGTGCTCTGACTGTGAAAGGGTATTCATGGGAAAGAATTCCAAGCTGGCTGCAAGCATTCACAGGGCCAAGGCACACAACCAGAAGAATGTGAATTCAGTCGAGGAGCTCTACAATCAAATCCTGAAAGATCGGGATAACAAGCAGGCTGAAGTGGAGCAACTGAATCAACTCGCCATGGCAGTCAAGCATCGAATGAAGAACAACGGAATCTAAAGGTCTGTTATGGTAGAATCGTCTCATATTCTTTGCAGTCCAAGAAAGAGAGGGGCGAAAATGGGGAAACGGAAGAAGTGTATCTCTTGTTCCAAGGTCATCTATGATTACAAGGACCTGACCTTGGACGATATCTCTGTCATTCCCAGGAATATTGGCAGAATAGCCGTTCCCTGTGTCTACCTGGTGGACGAATGCGAATCACTGATGTGCCTTCCATGTTCCTCTGAGGAGGTAATTCTCCCTTCCGGAATAAAGCTTACCGGAGTCTGTCCGATCTGTGAACTGGATAGGCTGGAGGACATGGAAGCGCTGGGGCTTTATTACCGGGAAGAAGGGGAACGGAACCTGGACAGCCAGCTATGGGCTCAAGCTTATCGACTGGCCGGAACGGATATCTTTATGGGGATGTGTACTGAAGCAATCTTCGAGCATCTTCATAAGCTGGACAAGAAGAGGGCAAGCAATGAGTGAACTGCAGGATCTGGGTGATCTTCTCAAGGACAGGCTTCTGACCAAGCTGGACAAGCTTCTGATCAGGAAGCCAAAGAAACAGAGAGAGCCGATTACCCTGTCCGGTGCCGGGAAATGCCAAAGGCAGGCGATGTACAAGATCCTGGGAGCGGAGAAGCATTCATGG